CTATTTCACCTTAATCTCAACATTTCGCAGCTTTAGCTCTACTGGCAGGTCTGACTTTCCTGTTAATGCTAATGCGAGATTTTCAGGAGTAATGAGAGCAGTTATTGTTTTCCCCATCGCCAGACGAATAATCATTCGTATCTCGCGATCGTCACATGCTCCCGGTCGAACAATTGATATTTGTCCGTTCATCTCACTCTCCTTTGATGCCAATGTTTACAGCCTGACAAGCCTCTTTGAGCACCCAGTCAACAGCGTCTTTCCATGCTCCGGTTTCGACTGGCGGATTTTCACTCTTAACCTGTTCATAGAAGCGCACCGCTTTAATCAATCCTTCGGGTGTCAGTGGCACAGGCTGGGCCGTGAATAACGCCTGAATTTCATAGTTCGGCCTGTCGTTGCAATCCTCTTTTGTCGGTACATATTTCCAGTCACCAACCCACGGCTTCTCCTGAAAGTTCGTAACGCCTTTTCTCACGTAGCGATATCGCCATGTCACCGGTTCGGCTTCCAGCGATGCCAGCGCGACTTTAAATGCGGTAAGTACGTTTTTAACCACATCGATTTTGAATACTATTTCATCACATACAAACGATTTATCGTCTACTACCGTTTCAATTCCGGTAATCGTGTTTTGTAGCCATTTGGTTAATTCAGCCATTTTTCATTACCGCCCTTTCGGGCGGTCTCCTGATGTTCTGAGAGTGCAGGAATCCCTCCGGTTAAGGATTTAATAAAATTCACTTCTGATTTAAATTTTTCAGTGTTTTGTTGTCAGGTGGTTTATCGCCTTTATGCTTCAACCTTATTTCTCAGCCATACACAAACCGGACCATCTTCAGTGTCATGAATGGAACCAATGAACCAGCCTTCACCTTCCGGGCGCTCCGGTTTCCAGGAGGCAATATCGGGACCATCTGCGTCCAGATTAAAATCATCTTCATCCATAGTTCTGATGGTCCATTGAAGATTATTTCCCTCCATCCATGCGTTAAACTCTTCCGTTGAAATATGTTCTCTACCATCACAGAATTTTTCATATTCAGGATGCGTCCAGCAGCCATATTCATCACGTACTACTGGTATTTCTTTAATTTCATTCATTTCTGTTCTCCCACGTTTTCAGACTTTCACCACAGAACGGACAAAATGAAACCCGCACTGGTGATTTAGAAAATTCACCGGAACGCAACATCACCAAATCAGGGCCGCGAGTTAAACTCTCATTCCAGATTTTGTATATCAGCAGACCTTTTCGCGCCGTGTATTCAGCATCATGCTCAAGGGATTTTGCCAGTGCTGCACATGGTTCTATCTTATTGCCATTAATTTGGCATTTTGACTCACTCACTGGTTGCCTCCTTTGCGGATCTGCGCTGCGATGCACGAAAAAAAAGACTCTCGCGTATGACTGTTAAGAGCTGGCGCGAACGCCGCGTTAAGAACGGCAGCATCACAGCCGTCATCGATATAGAGCGCAATTTTTTTCTCTAGGCGTGCTTTAGCTTCCTGCAACTGCATACCCCGGCACGCACGCGGGATATACTCAGCAATTTGAGCGATAGATTTTTCGTTCTGTTTAAACATGCTTCACCTCGATAGGCTTGATGGTATCGATCAGCAGTCGGCGGCGAGTATTTTCTGCAAAGTGGCGGCGTCCGGTTTCTTTGTGGTAAAACTCGTTTTTTCCGACGACCCACATCCGCTTTGTCTGGTGCAGTTTTTTTACCTGCGGACCGTCTCGGGTGATAACAATTCCCGTATGAGTTTTTATCACGCTCATTTCTTATTCTCCGGTGCTTTTGGCATTACTGCCCAGTGAGTGATATTGACGTTTTCAAGGTCCCCGACCTGAAATGTCCACTGCCATTCTCCGGTTTCTTTTTGTCCCCAGGTGTACCAGAGAGAACGCCAGCCAATCAGCCAGCCTTCTCCGTTAGCATCAAATAACAGAACACTTTCATTTGCTGGCGGCAGTTCAGCTGACACTGGCATTATTTTGTTTTCCAGTGCCGCACATTTAGCTTCAAGCGCATCGAATTTACGTACCAGGTACTCAGCATTTGTTTCATTCACTTTCAGATCTCGCGGTACACATTTCCCGCGAAGAAACCCTTCCATTTCGAAAACATTCATGCGCATTTGCGTAACTCCGATAACTCGTTAAAACGTTCCATAAACATCCCGTAGGCATGGCCTGGTGACAGTGGAATAACTTTGAACATCTCTGTTGCCGGGATGCCTTCCAGTACAGGCCAGAAAGAGCCATCATCAAGCCCGAGATCGCGGCGTTCGGTTGCCAGCATAATGAGATCGGCATATTTCACTGGCGTGCTCATAACAGGAGGTAACCCGTATTTCTCACGGATTACGGCGTCTATTTTTTCTTCCATCCGTTTATAGTCAGGAAGAAGTCGTTTCAGTGGCGCGGGGATGTCCTGGCAATATGCTTCTGTTGCATCATGCATTAACGCTTCAAAAGCAAATTCCTGCGGCACCAGCTGGCTGCAAAGCACCGCATGCTGGGCGACACTGTAGAAGTGTGAAAGATGTCCTGCAAAGCGACAGATATTTGAAAGGGAAACTGCGATATCGTTAATCACGATGTCGTCTTTATTTATCTTGTCATAATAAAAATGCTTCCCGGAAAAAGTTTTAATAAATGACATTTTGTTCTCCACGTATATGCACTGCACCGCGCTGAATTCTGGTAAAAGGAAGCCCTCACCATCCGGTGATTATTGAGTTAATTACGTTTCCATAAATGCCCCCGCAGGGGCATTTGCAGTAATGAAATCAGGCGGTGAAAGTACCAATAAAGGTTTCTACTTTGCTGTCTTTGAATTTCTCAACAAGCAGATCACGAAATTCGTTAGCCATTTCTTCCTGCANCGCTTCCAGCTGAATAATGCGCAGAACCAGTACAGGCCAGAAAGAGCCATCATCAAGCCCGAGATCGCGGCGTTCGGTTGCCAGCATAATGAGATCGGCATATTTCACTGGCGTGCTCATAACAGGAGGTAACCCGTATTTCTCACGGATTACGGCGTCTATTTTTTCTTCCATCCGTTTATAGTCAGGAAGAAGTCGTTTCAGTGGCGCGGGGATGTCCTGGCAATATGCTTCTGTTGCATCATGCATTAACGCTTCAAAAGCAAATTCCTGCGGCACCAGCTGGCTGCAAAGCACCGCATGCTGGGCGACACTGTAGAAGTGTGAAAGATGTCCTGCAAAGCGACAGATATTTGAGAGGGAAACTGCGATATCGTTAATCACGATGTCGTCTTTATTTATCTTGTCATAATAAAAATGCTTCCCGGAAAAAGTTTTAATAAATGACATTTCGTTCTCCACTTTATATGCGCTGCACCGCGCTGAATTCTGCTAAAAGGAAGCTCTCACCATCCGGTGATTATTGAGTTAATTACGTTTCCATAAATGCCCCCGCAGGGGCATTTGCAGTAATGAAATCAGGCGGTGAAAGTACCAATAAAGGTTTCTACTTTGCTGTCTTTGAATTTCTCAACAAGCAGATCACGAAATTCGTTAGCCATTTCTTCCTGCACCGCTTCCAGCTGAATAATGCGCAGAACCAGTACAGGACGATCGCCAGTGATAATGCTGAGGCGTAATTTAAACGGACGTTCTTTCAGGCCTTCAAACGGAACGCATTTAAATTCAAATGCCACTGGCATAATGTCTTTGGTTTTCGCTTCGACAGACTCCATCAGGGAGCGTTTGCCGCTGAAGTCATTGTCTTCAAAATCAGCGGTCTGGTTTGCTTCAATTGTGATTTTACGGACTGCCGCAGCCGCTTTGGTTGCCTGAATGGTGTCACCATTAGCATCAAAGCCCACAAGGTAGTCGGCCCAGTCTTCAATCCATTCTGCCAGTGACTTCTGGGAGTTACGCTCGCCATTAACAGACAACAGAGCAGAAAACGGTGCTGTCTTTTTCAGTTTGAGGGTGGCGGTGTTATCTGCGTGACCTGGTTCATCAATAGTACCCAGGTTAAGCACACTGACGGCTCGCATATTATCGGCATCGATAAAGCAGCGGGTGCCTTCATCTGCAAGATCTTTAGAATAACGGGTAAAGTCATCGATGCTGGCAGTGGAAAGCGCA